GAGAGCATCGGCAGTGGCTGCTGATACCAAGGCTGATATGAAAGACCCGAATAAGGTGAACAAGAAAAAGACACAGGTCACGGGTCCGCAGGGCGTCATGACTGATGAGAACATTGAGTACAATAGCCTGCTCGGCGGCGCGAAGAAGGCGAACAAGTAGCAATGGGTGGCGGCGGTCCTTCTGATGATGGCGATAGCCCGGCACCGGCACCACCGCCTCCGCCGCCTCCACCCCCTCCGCCGCCTACAAACAGGCCGGATGATGCGCCGCCACCCTCATCACCGCCGCCCTATGCGGGTGGCCCTAATGACCCTTATGGAGGGCCTGGTGGGGCGCCAGGCGGCGGAACATCGCCGCCGACATCAACACCATCACCATCGCCGCCAGATGATGACGATGACGACTCTACGATTTATGAGCCGCCAAGTACGCCGCCTATCGATATTGATTATCCAGACACCACGCCGAATCTGCCGGATGATGATGAGGATGAGGACGACTATACGGCATATGAACCGCCGCAGATGCCGCCGCAACTACCGCCATCGGATTTCGAGCCAATACCGCAGCCGCCGCCATATGATTATCCCTATGATCAATATGAGCCGCCTGTCTATCAGCCTGATCCGCCGGAGCCGGATATTGAGGACAATGAGCCTGAACCACCAGTCGTAGAGCCAGCTCCACAGCCGCAGCCTGATACAGACACAGGCGGCACTGGTGACCCGGACGATGATGTTGTGCGTGGTGAAGAGGCCGGTCAAAGACGGCGCCAACGACCAGGCAGGGCCGGTGAGGGCCGGACCATTATGGGGTCCGCCACGAATTATACGCCGACCAAGTCGGTCCAAAGAAAAACTTTGTTGGGAAGCTAAATGGCACTAGCAGATGATGATGCAGTGATCCTGCTCAAAAGGTTTGGCAGTCTGGAGAACCAGCGCCAGACATGGGAGAGCCACTGGCAGGAAATCGCTGACTATGTGGTACCGCGCAAGGCTGACGTAACCAAGAAGCGTAGCGGCGGTGATAAGCGCACTGAGCTGGTGTTTGACAGCACAGCCATCCATGCGGCCGAGCTGCTCTCTGCCAGCCTGCACGGTATGCTGACCAATATGGCCACACCCTGGTTCTCACTGCGTTTCCTAGACCCCGCGCTCGATCGCAACGATGAAGCCAAAGAATGGCTGATGAGCGTAGAAGAAAATATGTTCGCGACGTTCGCGCGCTCTAATTTTGCCGAGCAAATCCACGAGCTGTACCACGATCTAATTACGTTCGGCACCGGCGTAATCTATGTAGAACAGGATGATGATTTCGATGTTCGCTTTAGCACCCGGCATATCGCGGAGTGTTACTTATCAGAGGATGAAGCAGGGCGCGTTGATACAATTTATCGGCGCTTTAAAATGCCGGCCAGGGCTGTGGTCAATCGATTCGGCGAGGATAATGTCTCAGAGAAAATCCGCAAACGAGAGCGCGATAATCCCTATGACATGATTACGCTGATACACGCTGTTTATGAGCGCAACGATCGTGACCCAACTAAGCTAACATCAGAGAATAAGCCGATTGCATCGGTCTATATCGAGCCTGACAGCAAAACAATCCTGTCTGAATCAGGCTTTGATGAGTTCCCATACATGGCCCCGCGCTTCCTGAAAGCCAGCTTTGAAATTGGCTATGGAAGATCGCCGGCCATGACGGCACTGCCAGACATCAAGATGATCAACAAGATGTCCGAGGTGACCATCCGGGCGGCGCAGAAACAAGTAGATCCTCCGCTACTTGTTCCTGATGATGGATTTATCCTGCCAATCCGTACCGTACCGGGTGGTCTCAATTTTTATAGGGCCGGCACACGCGACCGGCTGGAGCCGCTGAACATCGGGGCAAACAACCCGCTGGGCCTGCAAATGGAAGAGCAGCGGCGCAAGGCCATACAGTCTGCGTTTTTTGTAGATCAGCTCATACTGGGCCAAGGCCCGCAGATGACAGCCACTGAGGTGGTCCAAAGGACAGAAGAAAAAATGAGATTGCTTGGTCCGGTCCTGGGCCGGATGCAGGCCGAGCTGCTGCAACCATTGATCAATCGCGTCTATAACATATTGGCGCGCCGGCAAGTCTTTGCGCCAGCGCCTGAGTTTATGGCGAATGGCAACATAGATATTGAATATGTGTCACCGCTCGCCAAGGCACAGCGTCAGGGCGACATACAGTCAGCCATGCGCCTGCTGGAGCTAATGCAGCCAATGGTGCAGCTAGATCCGAGCATACTGGACAACATCGATGCGGATGGATTTGCAAAGCATCTGATCAGAGTGCTGTCTGTGCCGGCCACAGCAGTGCGCGGTGAGGATGAGGTCGTGCGGATTAGACAACAGCGCGCAGCCGAGCAGCAGGCACAGCAAGAAGCTATGCAGGCCATGCAGGCAGCGCAGGCGGCCGGTGAGGCCGCACCATTTATCAGGGCCGTTGGTGAGCCACAGCAATGACGCCAGAAGATACCATAGAGCTTTACAAAGAGGTGTTCACAACAGTTCAAGGTGAGCGTTTGCTTGAAGACCTTGGCGTGAGATTTTGTGAACATTCTTCGACATTCTCACCAGACCCGCATGAGACTGCCTATCGTGAAGGCCAGCGCACGGTAGTGCTGTTCATCAAGTCAATGCTGCGCGATCGTAAACCATTAGAGGATATGATAATCGATGAGTGAAGAACAGGTAGCTGAGGTCTCTGCTGAGCCAGAGGTAACCCAGTCTGTCGCCGATGATTGGCGCTCAAGCATCCCAGAGGAAATCCGGGGTCACAGATCACTAGAATCCATCAAGGATGTTGGCTCTCTAGCCAAGTCTTATGTCAACGCCCAGTCCATGATTGGCGCAGACAAGGTGGCCATACCAGGCAGACACGCCACAGATGACGACTGGGCGCCAGTGTGGGACAAGCTCGGCCGGCCCGAAGCGCCGGAAGGCTATGAGCTGGAGAACAACCCAGGAGAAGGCCTAGAGCCAAATGCAGATATGCTCAACTGGTTCAAAGGCGCGGCGCACAATGCCGGCCTAACACCAGGACAAGCACAAAAGCTGCTGAATGATTATAACGGCATGATCGCCGAGAGCGGTCAGGTCGATAGTGGACAGGCAGAGCAGCTCACCCAAGCCACAGAAACCGAGCTGCGGCGCGAATATGGCCAGGCCTTCGATGATCGCATGGGCAATGCGAACGCTGTGCTGGCTAACTTTGGTCAACAAGAGATGACAGAGATAGAGCTTGCCGATGGCCGGCTCTTGGGTGACCACCCGGACATGATCCGCATGATGGTCAATATCGGCGAGTTCCTCGAACAGCGGATTGGTGAGGATAGTCTGGAGGGCATCTCAAGCCCAAATGCAATGACGCCCACAGACGCTATGCACAAGCTCACCGAGCTGCGCGCACCTGGCTCGCCATACTGGGACAACAAGCACCCGCAGCATCAGTTTTATGTTGAGGAATCACTGCGCTATCAGGAGATGGCCAGCACCTGACATAGATTCGGAAAGGACTAAGGACAGATCGATAAGCCCCGGCCCGATCTAGAATGGTCCTGACTGAAAAACCCGGACAAGCCTCTGGCCCCGGTCGGCGCATCCGTACTGCAACAACCTTTCGTCCGGCGGTCGCCGGGTAGCGAGCAAAACAAAACGCTTCGTGAAAGGAGAGTAGAATGTCTACTCAAATCACCACCGCGTTTTCCCAGCAGTTCAGCACCAATGTCCAGCTTCTCTCGCAGCAACGTGGCTCCATTCTCCGGGGCGGCGTATCTGAAGAGAGCGTGACAGGTGAAAAAGCGTTCTTCGACCAGGTCGGAGCCGCAGCCGCTGTGAAGCGCACCTCACGGCATGGGGATACCCCCATTGTCGAAACACCCCATTCCAGGCGAATGGTTACGATGGACAGCTATGAATGGGCTGACCTGATCGATGATGCTGACAAGGTCCGCATGTTGATCGATCCGACATCAACCTATGCTCAGGCAGCAGCCGCTGCTATGGGCCGGGCGATGGACGATGCCATCATCACCGCTGCAACGGGATCATCCAAGACAGGCAAAACAGGTTCGACCAGCACAGCAATGCTGTCCGCGAACCAGATTGCCAACGGCTCGGCTGACCTGACTGTGGCAAAACTGATCCAGGCCAAGAAGATTCTCGACAATGGTTCTGTCGATCCTTCGATCCCTCGGCATATCGCCGTTGGGCCTGATCAAATCGAGGCGCTGTTGAACACCACCTCTGTAACCAGCTCTGACTTCAATACGGTCAAGGCTCTGGTCCAGGGTGAGGTCAACACATTTATGGGCTTCCAGTTCCATATGAGTACCCGCCTCGGTAAATCCGGTAACA